TTGGTCGGTGTCTCAAGCATCCTACGATGCACAGGGTAGACAAGAGGTTGACTTTAGTATGCTAGAAAATAGTAGGACAGGAAAAGCTGCCGAAGCTGACATTATCATAGGTATAGGAAAGAATTTTGGTGAAGAAGAAGATTATGTTAGACATCTTTGTATATCTAAGAATAAATTAAATGGGTGGCATGGGACAGTGACATGTTCTATTGATATACACAGGGCAAGGTACGAGTTATGATATTAAAAGCTGATGGATTTGATGATGCGATATTGGGCTTAGGCCGAAGGTGTAGTCAGCCAGATCTGTTAGTTTATGATGTTGACAAATGTGTAGATATACTTATGGAAGATGGCATGACACAAGAAGAAGCTATGGAGTACTTTGAGTTTAATGTCGTTGGAGCATGGATGGGTGAAGGAACACCTATCTTTTTGTACAGGGGGGCAGAGGATGAACAGTTATCAATACTTTAAAACTGATTCTAAAGGAGATCCTGTATTTAGAAAAGACACTGATCAAACTTTACGTGAGGTAGAAATATACTTAAAAGAAAGTGATATTACTTATGAGTATAGACTAGGGGCTACTGCATTAAAAATTTATAATGAACAAGACAAACCTTATATATACTATTTTACTACAGGGAGATGGAAACCTTATAATGGGAAAAGAGCTCCACACTATCACAGTGACAGCATACAGGATTTTGTTAAAAAATATTTGAACAGGAAATTTGATGATAACCGTTCTTGACATAGAAACAACATTTAAAAAAGACAACGATGGTAAACTAGATGTTGATCCCTATACAGGAAACATGTTAGTATCTGTTGGGTATGACATTGTAGGCACCGAATCAGGTTACATTTGTTTTACCCATACAGAGAAAGAACCTACAGAGAATGGCTTTGCTATACTGCAGAAAGTTTTAGATGATACTGACATATTAGTAGGACATAACATTAAGTTTGATCTCAAGTGGTTACTTGCTTGCAATTTTACTTATACAGGCAAAGTATATGATACTATGATAGCTGAGTATGTTATACATGGTGGTGACAAAGTTGCCTTATCTCTTGCCGAATCGGTAAAAAGATATGGTCTTGACGAGAAACGTACAGATTTAACAGAGCAGTACATGAAAGATGGTGTGTCCTTTGATAGCATTCCTTGGGATATTGTAGAGGAATATGGAAGAGCAGACGTAGAGGTGACAAAGCAGTTGTATCTTGCCCAACAAAAATATGTTTCTAATGGACTTGCGCCTACCGTTGGTTTAATGAATGAGATGTGTCAAGTTCTTACCGAAATGGAAAATACTGGTATGAAAGTTAGTGTAGATGCTTTGACAAATATTAGAGAACAATATCGTAATGAATACAATGAGTTACATGAGTTTCTTGATGAAGAAGTGAAGCGTACCATGGGTGATACTCCTATAAATTTAGACAGCCCAGAGGATAGATCTAAAGTTTTGTACAGCAGAGCAGTGACAGATAAAAAATTATGGGCGAGTACATTTAATTTAGGCTATGAACAATATGGTAGCACTAAGAGAAAGAAGCGTGTAAGAAAATACAAGCAAGATGATTTTGTTAGAAAGGTAAGAACATATACTACTGTTGTACCTCATACAGAATCACACCAATGTTCTTCCTGTAAAGGGAGAGGATACTTTAACCCACTAAAGAAAGACGGTACGATTGGCAAAGCTAAAAGAATCTGTAGAACGTGTGGGGCGGAAGGGGTTGTATTTAAATCCACAGGAACAGTTGCCGGATTTAAGTTGGTTCCAAGAGATGCCTATGACATAAGCACGCATGGATTTAAAACAGATAGGCCTACACTAGAAGTATTGGCTATGTCTGCTAACGATGAACAGAAAAAATTTATTAGTGCCTATATAAAATACAATGCCATAGGTACTTACCTCAGAACATTTGTTGACGGTATAGAAAAGGGATTGGATAACAAAGGTTTTATTCATCCACACTACATGCAGTGCGTTACTGCTACAGGAAGACTATCTTCTCGTAATCCTAACTTTCAAAACATGCCAAGAGGTACAACCTTTCCTGTACGAGAATGTGTTGTATCACGATGGGAAGGAGGAAAGATACTTGAAGGTGACTACAGCCAATTAGAATTTAGGGTTGCAGGTTTTCTTGCAAATGACGAACAAGTATATGCTGATGTACAGAAAGGTTTTGATGTACATAGTTTTTCTGCAGAGGCATTGGGTGTCTCTAGACAGGAAGCAAAGGCACACACATTTAAACCATTATATGGAGGTACATATGGAACAGAAAAAGAAGTTGAGTACTACGACCTTTTCAAGGCCAGATATTCAGCTGTTGCTAGATGGCACGTCTCTTTACAAAACGAAGCGATCCAAACAAAAAAGATCACCCTTCCTTCTGGTAGGGTTTATCATTTTCCTCATGTTCGTAGGAATTTTCATGGTGGTTCTACACATGCTACCGCTATAAAAAACTATCCTGTACAAGGATTTGCTACCGCAGATCTGCTCCCACTTGCTCTTATAAATTTAAGAAAAATTTTGTTTGACAAGGGTATGCAGTCTGTGGTATGTAATACAGTACATGATTCAATTGTCCTTGACGTATGTCCTGAAGAGGAAAAAGAGGCGATTGATATTTTGGCTGAGTCCATGTTGAGTATAAGGTCTGAGGCTAAGAAAAGATACAATATTGATTATGACATGCCTATCGGTATTGAATTGAAAATTGGCAAAGATTGGCTTAACATGGAGGAAGTCTTAACACTCTAAACCGTAGGAGATAAGTATGATGTCTAATGACGTTGTAACTAAAGAAGCAGGGGTAGTGCCTTCACTGAAAAATATGTCAGTAGAGGAGATCGCTGCACTTACTGGGCAAGAGGTTAGTGGTTCTGAAAATAATCAGGGGCTACCACGTCTTGCTATTAACCACAGTGAAGAGGATAGCGAGGGCCGAACTATTTCTCGTGGTAAGTTTGCTTTAAAATTACCTAACCTTGTCACTGCCTATGCTAAGGAAGCACACGTTAGAATTTTCTATCGTCTGTATACTTATAGCAGATGGGATGCAGACCAGAATACTTTTGGTTGTCAAACAATACAAGCACCGACTTTAAGTGCTGACTTTTATGACACAGAAGGTAACATGCGTTGTGGTAGATTGACTAAAGATCAAGCAGATGCTTTACCTAAAGATAGTGCAGAGATGGCATTACATAAAAGTGTAAAATGTAATCAAGTTCTGTATAATACAGTACAGCTCGTTGATCCTGTAGATGCTGAAGGAAATAAAGTGGAGATGCCAGAAGAGATACCTTCTGTATGGTATGTTCGTGGATCAAGTTTTCTGCCAGTAAGCGACCACATTAAAATGATAGCTAGACAAAAGCAAATCATGTGTACTGTGGTAAACAAAGTGACTACGTTGAGAAAGAAAATGGGAGGCGCATCCTATTACGTTCCTACTATGTCTGTTCTTAAAACAGTAGATATAAAGGAAGGTGATCAAGATTTGATGACCAAGTTCTTTGAGACGAAAGAAGCCATCAACAATAAGACGATGGCACAGTGGAGGGAGCAAAAAGAAAAGAATGCCAAACTTGGAGACTTGTCCGACTTTGGTGATACTCTTGAAGCTACAGGATAAGACTTTTGTTTAATCCTATTCTTATGAAAGTGCAGGGATTTCTAGATCGTGCTACAAAAGAAGGCATTGATCTAGATCCTGAGCTTTTAGAAAATTTTAAGAATGACTGTGGGAATGCCCTAGTTAAGCAGTTGTCTCGTGGCAAAAGCGAATACTCTTTACGTATGAGTGGCTTGGGTAGACCCATGTGTCAACAGTGGCACGATAAGAATGGCTCACCAAAAGAGATACAATACAATTCTATTATGCGATTTCTTTTTGGTGATATTATAGAGGCCATTGCTATGGTGGTGTTAAAATCATCAGGAGTAAATGTAGAATCAGAGCAAGAAAAAGTAAAGTTAGGTTTAGATGTATGTGAACTTAGCGGTACTTTAGATGTTGTTATTGATGGTAAAGTGTGGGATATAAAGTCTGCATCACCCTATGCATTCTCTAAGAAATTTGGAGGAGAGTTTGGTGGATACAATAAAGTAAAAGAAGATGATACCTTTGGCTATCTTATGCAGGGCTACCTGTACAGCAAAGCAAAGGACATGGATTTTGGTGGGTGGATAGTTGTGGATAAAGCCTCTGGCGAATGGGCGGTGTGTGAAGCACCTGACTATCAAGAAGAAGATTCTACAGAGCAATTGGCAAAAGCAAATTCCAATGCAAAAACTATGTTACAGGACAAACCATTAAAAAGAGAATTTAAAGACAAGGAAGAAACTTTTCGTGTACAGTATGGAAAGAGAAAAGGTGAGATAATTGCTACAGGAAACAGGGTTATGCACACTGTATGTGGTTATTGTGATTACAAAACCGAGTGTTGGCCTTCTGCACAATTACACAAGAAAGTAGGAACACAAGCAACACAACGACCATTGGTTTGGTATACAAAATTAAAGAAGAGAGAAATAGAGGTATGATTTATTTATCTACAGAAGTAACCATAGGAGATAGCTACATCAACGAAGGTGTATATTTTGGTTACCAAGAGTGTGATAAAAAATTTGGTGGTGATAGTATTGTAAAAGAACTACGCAACAGGCCCAATGGCATACCAATCCGCATGACTAATACATTTGACCTAGACGAACCTTGGAGTGATGATAGGTTTGATGAACATAAGGAGAAGATAGACCATGACCTAGATATATTAGCTACACAAACAAAAGTGAGAAATGGCCTAGTAGTATTACACTGGACAGGCATAGAAGAACAACGAGGCATTCTACGAGAGAGTGCACCTAAAACTTTTAAGTATTTTAATGATAAGTTTGAGGATATATTATATAAAAACATGCCGAGGGTATAATGGTACTAAGACATCATGGCTACCGATCAGACTTTGAGTTGTCTATCGCAGTGGCTTTAAATAGAAACAATGTAAAATTTGAATATGAATCGGAGAAAATAGATTATGTTAGGCATTCTACTTATAATCCTGACTTTACTATAGTAGGTAAAAACTTCTTTGTAGAGGCAAAAGGTCTGTTTACTACAGCAGACAGAGGTAAACATTTGTTAATTAAAAAACAACATCCTGAGATAGATATACGGTTTTTGTTTATGAAAGCAGATAATAAATTGTACAAAGGATCTAAGACTACGTATGCAGGATGGTGTGAACGGTATGGATTTAAATGGTGTCAAGGATTTTTACCTCAAGAGTGGTTAGATGAATAGAGAACAGTTAAATTTATACAAAGACAATCTTCCTAAAGATATGTATGTTATACTTCTTAAACCTGACGGAGAAGATGGGGTTAGTCTTGCTGTAGTGGATACACATCCTATAGGAACTAACCATATAGATTTATCTTATATTTTATCTAGAGGAGTTTTGTCTTTATTAGCAAATGACATGGACATGATAAAAGAGAGAGGACAGAGTGTTATACTAGATGAGATGAGAAGTGTAACAAAACTTCCTATAACAGATAGTATTATGGACAGGAGAAACACTACAACTCGTACACAAAAAGATAATATTGTATCGTTGTTTGGAGAAGATACAGATGATAAGCAGTAATAGTTTAGCGGAGGGATTGGAGTATAAAATGAATAAAAGAGAACAGTATGATTCTCACGATGCTATGATAAGAGAGTCAGTAAGAGGGAAGAGCAGACAGGTAGGTGGCAGTCATTACATAGATTTTGAAATTATGCCAATAGAATATATTTCTAAAAATAAACTTGACTTCTTGGAAGGAAACATTGTAAAGTACATTTCTCGTCATAGGAAAAAGAACGGGGCAGAAGATATAAAAAAAGTTATACATTACGCAGAATTAATATTAGAATTGGAATATGGAGAAAAATAAATGGCATCATTATTAGGGGGAAACTATTTACCTACAGAGTATCAATCTTTTATACACATGTCTAGGTACTCTCGTTGGTTAGAAGAGGAAGGTAGAAGAGAGAGTTGGGATGAAACTGTTGGTAGGCTTATTAATTTTTTTAAAGAAAATACAAAGGGTGTAGATGAAAAGTCTTGGGAGGATATGGAAGAAGCAGTGCTATCATTACAGGTTATGCCTAGTATGAGAGCATTGATGACCGCAGGCAAAGCATTAGAAAGAGAAAACATTGCAGGCTATAACTGTTCGTATATACCGATAGATAATCCAAAAGCATTTGATGAGGTGTTGTACATACTTATGAATGGTACAGGGGTAGGTTTCTCTGTAGAGAGACAGTACTCTGATAAGTTGCCCACTATTCCTGATGTAGAATTTGAAAAGACAGAAGATGTAATTGCTGTGGTAGATTCTAAAGAAGGTTGGGCTAAAGGGTTTAGAGATCTAATATCGTTCTTGTATACAGGAAGGATACCTAAGATTAACGTAACTAAAATTAGACCTGCAGGTACACGACTTAAAACATTTGGTGGTAGAGCTAGTGGGCCACAGCCGTTGGTAGACCTGTTTGATTTTACTGTAGAGAAATTTAAGAATGCCAGAGGTAGAAAGTTATCTTCTATGGAGTGTCATGATATAGTTTGTAAAACAGGCGAGGTAGTAGTGGTAGGTGGTGTACGAAGGTCAGCACTTATATCATTATCAAACTTGTCAGACCAACGCATACGTTCTGCTAAGACTGGTGATTGGTGGACTACAAACCCAGAGAGAGCCTTGGCTAATAACTCTGTTGCCTATACAGAGAAGCCAGACCCCGGCATTTTTATGAAAGAATGGTTGTCTCTTTACGAGAGTAAATCAGGAGAACGAGGCATGTTTAGCAGGGCTTCTGCACAGGCAAAAGCTGCTGAGAATGGTAGGAGAGATGCCTCTTGGGATTTTGGTACTAATCCTTGTAGTGAAATTATATTACGGCCTAATCAGTTTTGTAATCTTACAGAAGTAGTAGTGCGTTCTGGTGATACCGTAGCTAGTCTTACAAGAAAGATACAGATTGCCACACTGTTAGGCACCATACAATCTACCTTTACAAACTTTGGTTACCTTCGTAAACGGTGGCAGAACAACACAGAAGAAGAAAGATTACTTGGTGTATCTCTTACAGGTATTATGGATAGTCCGTTGATGAATGGCAAGGAGAGTGGATTAGAGAAACGTCTTGAGACTCTGCGTGGTGTTGCTGTAGAGGCTAATAAATATTGGGCAGAGAAGTTTGGCATAAACCAAAGCACTGCCATAACGTGTGTTAAACCATCGGGTACTGTTAGTCAACTTGTAGATAGTGCTAGTGGTATACATGCAAGACACAATCCTTATTACATACGAACAGTACGGGGAGATAACAAGGACCCTCTTACAGAATTTATGAAAGCATCTGGCATACCATCTGAGCCAGACTATATGAAACCAGAACATACAACAGTATTTTCTTTTCCGATGAAAGCCCCTACAGGCTCTGTTTGCAGAAAT